CCCTGCACTTGAGAACGTTCCCTGGGGTAACGAACTCAATGCCGCCTTCGCCGCTGCCTTCGCAACTTGTTGAAGTTGTTGCGGGCTCGCAACGGACCTCGTCACAGACACCTGCTTCGGCAAGATCGAAGAATCGGAAATCGACGTTGAACCAGCTGAATTCTTCTTCTTCTTCGCTTTCACGGCTGCCACGTCCATTTTCGGCACTTTCGGCATCTTGCATGCACTCTCTCTCTCCAAAATTTGGTCTCGAGTTAAATTGGTCTCGCGCCCTGTGAAGAAAAACTCAAATTCCTTTGAGTCTTCTTCAGGAAGGGGATCCTCTTCCCGCTGCCACTCTTCCTCGAGGTATGCCTTGAACTCACCCAACCTTGGATGGTTCCTGTTGTCATGGTAAAACTCCTCCAGCCTAGACCTCTCATGCGGCCCGCAAACCAAGCGGGCCATTTGACGAGGCCAAGACGTCGGGTAGGGCTTATTATCACCCCTCATCCAAGCCGTTGAACAAAATTCAAAACCTTCGTCGTAGCCATCGCCCTCAACGATTAAACCACACAACGCGTAGTTTTCATAATTTTCAAACCACTCGAACGAGTCATCACCCATCGAACCAGGAGATGGGTAGTCATTTTCAACAAACACAAAGAACTCCCCATCCCAAAGCATCAACACCAAGCACGCCAAAACAACTCTCGCAGCTGAATTGAAGAAGGCCGTGATGTAAGAACCAGACTCCCAAACCCAATCACAACATTGAGCCCACAGACCTGCCCCGGCCAAGGACAACACCTTTCGGAATTTCATCCTCACCGAGAGCTTCTGCAGTTTAGCCAAATCGGAGCCCTCACTTATCCCCTGGACTTTACACGTGACCCTCCACGTTAACAATCCAAGCTTCAAAGCAAAGCTCCAATCCCAGTACTTCACATCAAAACCCCGAGGTCGCAACCTCACGCCACGCTTCTTTTCATAGTCATCAATCTGTTCGGACACAGAGCGGAGCAAAAGATTCAATGATGAATCATCTAACCCCATCCCTGGCTTACTGGGATCCCAAAACCACCAAAAGAGAGCGTGCCTCACGAACGGC